GGGACTTTCAGTGTCATCTACTAGCTCTAAGTACGCGTCTAGTAGTGGACATAAGGACTCGGGTGGCGCTGTCATCTCCTTCCCTTTCTAGGTTACGCAGGTGGGCTGCTTTGGTGGCTTGATGTTGGTCTAGTCTTACTGATCTTTGAGTGAAGTCTTCCACAGTTCCTGAAACTCAGGCAGTGCATCGAAGATAGCTTCACAGAGTGCTGTCTCCTGCTCAGAGTGGCTAGGGTGAGGGTTCTGCACTAGCGCCTTTATGAATAGTGCTTCATCCGGTGTAAGTTGTAGCGTGTAGCTGGCGGTGGTGGTTAACTTTGCCATTGTGATCTCCTACTTGATTAGTCTTACTACTTGATTAGATCAGTTCAGGTACTTCAGTACGAGGTGGTACTGTTATCTTACCTAGGTAGTTCGGGCGGGCTAAGATACTATACAAGGGCTGGTTAGTCTCAGCTGTAATAAAGCCAACTGCTCCGGCGAATATACATTCCACCCTAGCCTGTGCTTGTACTAAGTCCTCAGCTTCTAGCCAGAACAGAGAGTGCTTGTCTCTAACTGTATATCTGGGCATACTTACCTCCTAGTACCTAGTGTACTGGCCTTGTTTCAATGCCGCAGCTGCGTCAGCTTCCGTAGCATAGTAGCTAGAGTGGCGGTCATACGGCCAGCCGTTAGTGAGTGGCTCACCGATAGCAAGGTGGGCAGCTTCGATACCCTCCTGACCCATCGCATCGTCAGATATATAACACTGACCTATGTACCAGCCTGCTGCTGACCGCATGACTATATGTTCTGATATGATCATCTTCTTCTCTCCTGATCTTCGTAGTAGACTTCATTGTTTGGGTTACGCTTAAGCAGTAGCTTCTTTGCTGTAGCAGTCTTAGGTATACCTGCGTCACCTACTGGGTAACTAAGAGAGTCCCTAGGTAAGCAGGTAGCTAGCAACTCTAGATACCCACTACCATGTACACATTGATACTCGCTATGGGTGAGATAGATACGCTTCCTCCATCCTGCTACATCTGCTATCACCCACCATTGACTGTTAGTGTCTGCCATAATATTAGTGCTCCAATGCTGACCAGCGTTGTGCTGGAGGTGCGGGACTGTTAGGTATAACCATGCTACCTACTTCTTCTTTGGTAACTGGGTCATACATCTTGTTAGGTCTAGCCATTAGCTCTGACACTCCGGCTATGACATACTTGGTATGCTCTGGTCTGGTCTGCCAAATCAACTCATCATGTACCTGAGCCTTGAACCTAGCCACATCTTCTACTATCTGGTACTGATACCAAGCATCGAAGAAGGCACGGTTGATACTACGCACTGACCAGCTCTGAGGCTTATGTGCTACTACCTTGTTGAGGTCACGCTTGTTGTCAATGAATGCCTCATCTGCCGCCTGACCATCAACCATGTTAGCTAGGTGGCCGGGTCTACAGAAAGTCTTACGTACCCAGAGGTCAGGAGTAGTTAGGCAACCAGTCTCAGCTATCTCCTTGACTATCTGGTAGTGGTAGCCACCGGGCATGGTACTACGTATCAAAGGATAAGCAGCATCAAAGCAACTGAGTAGGTGGTTAGCTACATCAACAAAAGTGTAGTGACTTGGTAGACCTAGCGTGTGCTTGGCTTCAATGATACCTAGTGGAGTCATGGTATCTATCAGGACATTAGCACCCATGTTGTAGTTAGCACCATGGTTGAGACGCTTACCAATCTTGTTGCGGTACTTCTTGAAGAGTTGTCTTTCCAGTGCTGCTAGTCTGACCATCTCACCTGTCACACCTAAGGCTGAGAGTTCAGTAGGCAGTAGGATGCGAGTGTTAGGCTCAGCGGTGAAGTCATCTACAGCTTGGTCAAAGGCTTTCTGCTCAGGTGACTTAGCTACTAACTCAGCTCCACCGTTGGAGGTCTTGAGTCTGAACAGCTCCTCCTCACTGACACCAAAGAACATGCTAGCGTTACGGACATGGAAGTCTCTGGCGTGCTCAACTGCATCTATCAACCGTTGATCACCTACTATGTAGGCAGTGGTTCGAGATTCGGATTGACTATTATCTAGCCCACTTAGTTCCCAGTCAGGATCAGCTATGAACTGTGACTTAGCATAGTCAGGTATGTTCTGTATCTGAGTACCACACCAGAAGTTACTAGCCTTGGATGCGAACCTGCCTGTCTCTGTGCCAAATGGATCTAGCTCATAGAGTATGCGGCTAGCAAAGGTAGTGATGTTCATGTAGGTGGAGTCAGCTTTCTTATTCTTTCTGGTGGCTAGTAGCTTGTCTACCATCAACCGCCAGAGTGGGTGCTTGTGTACTATACCTTGGAGGTTAGTCTTGTCACACTTCTTAACACCAGTCTTGAGTAGATCCTTGAACAGGACACCTACTTGCTTAGGGCTATTGGTATTAAAGTAGGGTTTAATAACATCGTACCACCACTGAGTATCGGCTGCGATCTCAGCTTGATACTTTGCCCACAGCTTACGTGCTTCTTCTTCATCTTGTCTCCAACCTTCTGCTGCACAGGAGATACAGGGAAACACTTGCTTGAAGATGCCAACGTAGTTAGTAACCGCCCAGTCGGGTATAGTACTAAGCAAGACAAGACAACTCCATAGAGTAGCATGGCAGTCTTTGGCATTGTATTCGTAGAGATTCCCACTTGATTCATCCTTCCAGTACATGTGATTGCGTAAGGTGAGGGCACTTACATTGTGCAAGCCTCGTTTAAGTTCTACCTGCCAGCAATGCATCAAGCCGTAGGTGTCATAGATCCAGTTGTGTAGTGGCATGTCATAACGTAGGAAGTAACTAGAGTCATACCTACCATTCTGCATTACCTTTGGGGCTTCCAGTAAGTTGAACTTCTTAGCCCAGCGATAGTTAGCTTCTGAGTTCATAGGTATTACTACTGTCTTGCTGAACCAAGCACCGTCAGCTGTCTGGTAGGCCATAGCGTAACCAATACAGGTGATCAGTGGGCAGAGGCTAGCTAGTCTGGTAGACTTACCGCCACTCTCAGTACGAGCTATACCTGTGTACCACATGCCGTCAGTAGAGATACCGTTGATGACCTTAGCCTTGCTGACCTTGGCGGGTATCTCAGCTAGCTTAGTCTCTATGTCCACTGCTATTAGCTTAGCTTTGGTGGCCTCATTGTAGAGTTGGCTAGCGTTGTCTTCAGTCAGGAGTTCCCAGTCCATAGCTGGGGCAGAGAACCACTCACGATCAAAGAGTTTAGATAGGAACTTAGCTGTCAGGTAGTCAGCTTGAGCTGAGTAAGATAGCTGCTCAGGGTTGTTGATGAAGACTACAGGTATGGTGTACTTCTTACCTTTCACTGTGGTCTGGTGGTGTGAGACCATTGCACCTTGGTACTTGTCTAGAGTTACCTCACTCTTGTTAGCCAAGTCAATGCCATGCTCACGTTGCAGATAAGCTGCTAGGATCTTAGGATCACTGACTGCGATGCCATGCACTGGTAGCTGCTGAGCCTTGGCTAGGTTGCGAATGGTCTGGCTAATCTCAAGGATGGTTGTGGTAGCTGAGTTCTTGATCAGCAGATTGTGTGGATCGGGTAAGCATTGCTTGACTAACCTAGCATGACGTAGCTGGTAGCTTGCTGGTATGTATAGGAAGTTCATTCTTGCTCCGGCTAGTCTATTTGATCTGCTGATTTATCATGGCGGATGCAGGTGTAGCTAGCTTCTCTGAGGCTACCATCTGGCAACCACTCCATAGCTTTACACTTGACTACCTTACCTACTATCAGGTCAGGGTTGTGCCACCACAGGTTGCGCTCTGCGTCTGACATGCCACTGATCCTGTGCTCCTTACCTTTGGAGTCTACTAGGATCAAGCGACCTAGGGTATCTGTATACTTACCACTGTCACCACCTTCTAGGTTGGTACAAAGTAGATCTACATCTAGACCTTTCTTCAGCTTGATAAGGGTAGAGTTACGCTTGCCTGCATGGTACTGAGCAGTGGTCTGCTTGCAGATGATACCCTCACCACCTCTGTCCCAGACTGTCTGAGCTATACCTTGCCACTCATGATAGTTCTGGCTGAAGGCTATTGGCTTGGCTAGTTCTACTTGAGGTAGGTTGATACGTCCTACTATCTCATGTGCTAACTTGTAGCGATTAGAGAAGCTCATCCATTGGTCGCCTAGCTTAAGGGTAGGAATGAAGTCATGCACCATAAGGTAGATACCTTCGGCTGGCTCTGCCCTGTTAAGGATACCATTCAATACATGGAACTCAGGTACATCGCGTACTAGGATCTCAAAGATTAGTCTACCTTCTACGCTAGGCACAGACTCTACCAGTTTGTTACAGAGTAGGATAGCACTAGGTAGTGGGCGGCGTTGGCCAGTGTGAATGATACAGTCAGCGAAATTAAAGTACCCGTACCAGCCATCATACTTCTCAAAGATAGTATAGTGTGGGCCTATGCAACCTGGTTGCTTCTTAGCTAGGTCGTCTGCTAAGTGGAGAGCTTTCTGAATATCCATTATGCATCTACCTCATCCAGCTCAGTCTGTGCTAGTTGCTCGTCAGTAGGAGTGAAGAGGTGGATAGTGCGCTGGTACATTGCCATGCGCTGCCTAACTACCTCAGTGCGGCGTTCCATCTCACACTCATACTCACCTAGCAATCTGGTGTGACGGGTGCGAGCAGTAGATAGGCTGTGTGCTGCAGTAATAGACTCGATACCACCGCAGTAGTTGTGTGGTTCTCTTGGTCGGAAGATCATAATAGTAGTCCTATTTATGTTGTTGTTGTTATGCTGGGTGCTAGCAGTCTACTAGACTTCTTTACTTTCTTTAGAACACTGATCGCCTGACTGGAAGGACTAAGACCAGCTAGGCAAGGGGGGTGACCAGTGCCCTAAAGAAAGCAGCCTCCTCAAGGGAGGCCACTGGGTAGGATTAACCTGCGTACTGTACTTCAGCAATATCCATGTAAGTCTTAGGTTCGAATGCAGCCTTTTCTGCTGGGCTAGCATCACGACGTGGCTGACCGATACGATGACTTACCATGAAAGTGATAGGCAGTGGAGCTTCCAGTGCGCCTTCAGCTGTAGCACCAAAGAAGGTAGCTAGTGAACCTTGGGCTACTGCGTCGATTAGGTTGCCCCAATCTTTTATCAGGTACGGTACACCTTTAGGTGTGTTGTAGCCACAGTTAGTTTCTACACCACCTTCCAGCTGAGTGTTAGCTGCTTCCATTTGCTCAGGATCTTCTAACTCAATCACTGAGTCGATGCGAACCTTCAGCTTCCACTGGTTCTGGTTCTGAGAAGGATCAGGCATCGTGGTCATCATTAGGACACCAGCGTATGCACCTTTAGGTACAGGTTGGAAGCCTACAGGTACTTCGATCTGCGCAGTAGTTAAACCTAAGATATCTGCAACTGATAAGTTCTCGATGTTATCCATGCTATAAGTATCTGACATAATTCAATTCCTAATTTAATTTTAATTTAAAGTTACTAGTAACCTACTAGCGGAGGATTACCACAGTGTGTGGTGAATTTGGTTCTACCTTCATCAAGGTAATTAAGGTGCTGGTTGCCTCAAAAATTTTATATAAGTTTTAGCTTTGGAGGGTGACACTATGTAACCTATTGTGTACTCCTCACCTTCAAAGGTTTCTACTATCTCAGTAGTGCGAAGGTTAGCTACAGCTCGGTGCTTGAGGTTAGGCTTGTACTTCTGCCTGAGTCTTGACCTGAGCCAGACTAGTGCAGTGTCATCTCTGGAGGGTGGTTGCCTGCCCATGCTAGCTCCTTACTTAGTAAGTAGTGGCTTCTTTAGACCGCCGAGTGGAGCAGTCTTCTTGATCTGGATACCTACTCCCTTCTTATCTTCTGGCATCTCGAAGAAGTCATGGATGGTAGTGTTAGGAGCTGCTAGGTCTATGCCCCACCTGCTACCAGTCTCACAGTTAGGTAGGTCAGTGGTTAGGCTAGCTGCCTTGTGCCCTGCTGCAGTTTTGTAGACTCGGATCACATCAGTGAAGTACTTGCCGAAGCTAGAAGCTACCTTACGTGTGCCCATGCTAGCTACTATACGCTTGCTCTTGTCTACCATTTCAACTTCAACCTCATGGGCAGTCAGTGCTACGTCCCACTTACCATTCTCAATCAGTGTACCTAGCTTGTCAATGTGAGCACCTTGTACTCCCCAGATAGCAAAGCTAGCTTTGTCACCATCTGCTAGGGTGATGTTGTTCTGGTTGCAGATGTGGTTGAAAGCACTAAGGCCAAACTGAGTACCTGAGTCAATGACTATGATCCAACCATTAGCAGGTGTTAGCTCATTCATATTGATAGGGAAGAAGTTTGCTTTATCTTTGAGGCAGAGAGGACAGTTCCAAGTACTATGTTCCTTACAGATGTAGCCAGTAGTCTTAGACTCGAACATGCGGAGGAGAGTTTCATCTGCCTTGGGTGAACTAGGTAGATCCTTGATACCAATGTACTCTACATTACCTAGCTCAGCGTCTGAGCAAGTAGCCATCAAGGTGTCAACACCTGACTCAGTATCTAGCCAGAGTAGCTTGTACTTAGATGCTAGCTGGCCAATGAGTGCAGTCTTACCAGTCTTAGGTGCTCCGTAGATCAGGAGGCGTCTGGTAGTAAGAGGTAAGTTCTCTTGTTTATACTTCAATAATGTTGCCATGCTCAGTCCCATTGTCTAAGTCTAACCCAGTATGATGCTCTATCTTATCTACTTGGGTATTGATTATATCATCTAATGTGAAGATGAAGTCAGTGTTATCTTGGTACTCGAAGCTAACTGCCTCGTCACTAGTACCCTTGCCATATACTCTCAGAAGAGTTTCATCTTCCATCTCACAAGTTGAGTAGTACTCACACTGTCGGAAGAAGTTGAAGCAACTAGCTCCATTGGTAGGGTACGGGATACCATCTTCAGCTGAGGCTTGATAGTACTGGATGATCTCAGTATCTCGTATCAGGTTGTTGATCCAGTCTAGCCTCTGCTTAGCCTGCTTGTTGAATGGCATGAAGAAGAACTTCTGCTGGGAGCTAGACCATACTAGGTAGAAAATTTTATAACTAGCATTTGCATGGCCTACTACATGATCAAGTACTATTGAGTAGCTAAGTGCTTGACCACTCTTACCATAGATAGCCTCGTTAGGATCTCGGAAGGTAGTAGTCTTGAGTTCCAGTATGGCATACTCACCTGTCTTCTTGTGGCGGATGATTAGATCTATGTGACCTTCGTATACAAAGCCATGCTCTAGCTCTATCCTGAATTGAAGTTCTACTGCTGGCTTACCTTCAGGTTCTTCCTCAGTAGGACTAAGGTAGGCTAGCTCATACTCTTGCAGCTCTGCTAGATCACCATGTAGTATGGAGTTGATCTGCTGTATGTAAGTCTGTACTGCTAGGATAGCATACCAAAGGTTCTTCTTACCTCGCTGCTCACTGGTTGTACCCATGTCCTCCCAAGGCATAGAGTAGTGGTAGGCAGTTTCTATTACTGCTGCTTGCTCACTGCCAGTCTCGAAGTACTTCTGGATACCACCAGCTACGGCATGACCGAAGGCAAAGGTAACTGAGTCATTGCGAGTCTTCAGACCAAAGGCATTCTCTATCTGATATTTGCGGGCGCATACATGGAACGTACCTTGACGTGAGTAGGAGAGTCCTTGGTAGCCTGCTGTGCCATAATCTAGTTGAGTCATTCTGGATCACCTTCTAACCAGTTACGTTCTGCTTCATCTATCTCAGCCTTGAGGGCGGCTCGCTCTTGTGTGTGTTCATGCTTGCGGATAGTAGCGGCTACGTCTAGTGCTCCTAGGTAACCTAGTGACTCCGCTTGTAAGCCATACTTATCACTGTAGTGCTTGACTAGTGCTAAGTGCCCTGCTATCTGCTTGAGTTCCCAGTTCTGCACCTGGGCTAACTTCTGTAAGGGTGATGCTGGGTTGTGGTTAGCCATTACTTTAGATCCTTAACTGATTCAATACATTGAGTCTGGCTAGTGGCTGACCGGCGAGGCCAGTGTAGCTGGACTGTGGCAATCATAGCTCCTGTCTTTTGAGCTGCGTCACTCAGTGCTATGTTCCTAGGGTGAGTACCGCATGACATGCCATTCCAGTTGTTACTAGCTACTAGCTGGTAGAGTGCATGAGTTAGCTGACTGTAGACTCCCATCTTACGGTGGCTGGTATCTACATAGGAGAGTTGTCTCCAAGCTGGGGTAGTGGTAGATCCTTGGTAGTAGCAGAGGATACCTATCAGCTTGTCAGTGTCAGTGTCAAATGCAAGTAAGGCTGGTAGCTCAGTCTTGATCTCGGTATGCACAGGTATTAAGTTGTTCTGTCTTAGCTCAGCGTGTGCTACTAGAATCATGGAGCTAGCTATTAGGCTCTGACTGCATGAGTCTAGGTGCTTAATCTTCCAGCGTCTTTGCTGCTGGGCTGGTCTGGGTGCTCTAGGTGGTGGGTTGGTCATAGTGGGTTACATAGATCCTAGATCTAAGCCTCCCTCTTTAGCTACTTGCTGCTGTATCTTAGCTGCGTTCTTCTTAGGCTT